AGCCGCAACCAAGATTGTCGCCTCACCCTCTGCGATGATCGGAAGCGTGGGAGTCATCGCGACTCATTTGGACGATTCTAAGGCACTCGAAGACGCTGGGTACAAAGTTGAGTACATTACCAGCACGGACAGCCCGTACAAGGCCGAAGGGATGGGCGAGTTGTCTGATGAGTCCCGTGAGTATCTTCAGTCTCGCGTTGACAAGATTCACGACCAGTTTGTGACCGCACTTGCCAAGAATCGTGGAGTGAGTAAATCGCACGTCAATGCAGAATTCGGCAGGGGCCGGATGTTCTACGCTGACGAGGCGAAAGAACGTGGCATGATTGACGAGATTGGCACTCTTGACGATGTCATGAATGAACTGGCGCAGAGGCAGAAAAACCGCAATCGAGCGAGGGCCGCAAAATTTCGTTCAAATAGGGGTTGACGCACGGTCGCCAACTAAGCACAATGGGGACTTGTGCTGGGTGTCACGCCACGCGGACAACCTGCCAATAGCAGACAATTAGACAAAAAACACTGGTTTGCCCGGTACTTCATAAGGCCTGGAAATCTCACGGAGAAAATCCGTTTGGTTTCTGGGCCTTTTTTCGTTAACAAAAATCCTGCGGGGGCGGGAAGAGCATCAAACATGCAAGTCACAGAGATTGATAAGCGGTTGGCCGCTTTGGCCGAAGAGAAGGACGCATTGAACGCCGAGCTTAATGAGCTTCTTGCGTTGGATGAGGACTTCGACGAGAAGGAACAGGCACGAGCCGACGAGATCCAAAAGGAACTCGCCAAGCTGGATAAGAAGGTCGCATTGAATGAGTCCCTGCGTAAGGACGCATCAGAGCAACCACGTCCGAAACCGGCCAACAAGCCGAAAGCACAAGAGCCAATCAGCGTAAGGCCAGCTTGGGAAGACGACGCCAATCTGGGCTACAAGCGCGAACGCGATTTCTTCGCCGACGTGATTGCTGCCGGTCAAGGCAAGCGTCTCGATTCTGATGCTCAGCAGAAACTGAACTACCTGGCGACAGCCGGTTCAGATGAGCAGATGGGCTCCAACGACGCTTACGGTGGGTATCTGGTTCCCGAAGGGTTCCTGGCACAGCTTTACCAAGTTGGACCAGAAATGGACCCGATTGGAAGTCGCGTTACGAACATTCCGATGGGCAATCCGACCGTCAAGATCCCTGCCCGTACCGACAAGGACCACTCCAGTTCTGTCTCGGGTGGTTTGACAGTCGCACGCCGGCACGAAACGCAATCCCCGAGTTCGAGCCGGATGCAGTTCGAGACGGTCACCCTGTCGGCTAACACCCTGATGGGCCTGACCTACGCGACTGAGGAAATCATGAGTGATTCAGCGATCTCACTTGCTGCAATCATTCAGGCTGGTTATCAGGACCAGTTTGTTGCGGCCAAGATTCGTGAGCGAATCCGCGGTACAGGCGTCGGTGAGTTTGAGGGTATCTTGAATTGCCCTGCGACCATTACCGTTACTCGTGAAACCGCGAACGTGATTACCGATCAGGATGTTACCGCAATGCGGGCGCGTGCCTACAACTACGGCAACTCCATCTGGATCGCCAATCATGACACGCTGGTTACTCTGATGGGAATTTACATCCCATTCAGCACGATCTCAGCACAGCCGCTGTTCTCACCGGGCAACGGAACCGACAAGCCTGACACCTTGCTTGGTCGTCCAATCTACTTCTCCGAGTACGCTAGCACGCTTGCTGATTCCGGGGATCTGATTCTGGCTGACTTTTCTCAGTACCTCGAAGGTTCATACCAGGGAATGCAGAGCGCATCATCGATGCACGTTCGATTCTTGAACCACGAGAACGCCTTCAAGTTCTGGGAACGATGCGACGGTAAGAGTTGGTGGAGGTCCGCTCTAACACCTCAGAACGGCGCGGCAACTCTGTCGCCGTTTGTCGTGCTTGATACCAACACCTAATCCAATCTTATTACTGCCGGGTGAGGTCTTCCTTTCTCCTCGCCCGGCATCTTTTCAAACACAACGCCATAGGAGATAACAAATGGCTTCGACTTTAGATTCGCAAAAGTTCGGCAGCAAGAACGCTGTTACGATGTACGACTTTGATCCCGATGCAACCACTGCGGCTGACGTTGGCTGGGTTGACCTTCGCGACTACGAAGGAATCCACGTTTCCGCAATGGTCTCTGTTGGGACTGGTGGAATCAGTTCTTTCAAGATTCTTTCCAACTCCGCTTCTGACGGTTCTGGTGTTGATGTGGAGATTAAGGCCTCCACGCCGACGACCGCCGACGCAGTTGGTGACACCGTTCACCTTGAGGCAACATCCGCAGAGGTTGGCTCTCTGGACGCTGATGGGCGTTACGTCTCGGCACAACTCGCACTGGCAACAGCAACTGATGAGTGCGTTGTGACCTACATTCGCTACGGCAGCAAACGAGCGAATCTTGACGAAACCTCTGACTCTATCGCGTAAGGGTGAAAAATGCGGGAGCGGTACGTTGACAACTCGTTCACAGAGCCGAACTGGTTGCAGGACTTCAAGGCGTATGCACGGATTGATTTTCCGCAGCATGACGAATTGATTGCGTCCCATTTGCAATCGGCTCGTGAATGGTTTGAACGTCAAACCGGAATCCTAACGGCCTCCCGCACTGTAACTCTCACGCTTGATACTTTCCCCTGCGGCGTTATCGAGTTGAAACGCGCCCCTGCCAACTCGGTAACGTCCGTGGGGTATATTGACGAAAATGGCGACTCGCAAACATGGTCGTCTTCTAAATATGTCGTGGATCTTGGCGATGCGTGGCACTTCGCACGCTTGCAGCCGAAGGACACTGAGTTTTATCCACAAACTGACGACGGCCTGGCGGATGTGACGATCACTTTCGTTGCCGGATACTCCACTATTGGCGATATGCCGAAGCGATTCAGAGACACCATCTTCAGCTACGCAGAAGACCTCTATAACGGATTGCCGGGACCGTCTGAAAAGACGAATGCCTTCCTCTCGGGATGCGGGGGTTGGCAATATGCGTAACTACCAATACAACCGGCCGATTGTGATTGAGAAATACACAGGCGGTACAGATGCGGCGTACAACCAAGAGGATCGCACGCGAGACGATAACTGGTCTGAATATTGGAGTGGATTCTGTCGTGAGGTTTCACGCGGTTCTTCTGAGTTCTTTCGCACGGCGCGTCTCGACGCACGGATTGAGCGAGTGTTCAAGGTTCGCTGGAATCCTGATGTCAATGATATCAATGGCTTGGATTATCGAGTTCAGTTTGAGAACAAGACGCAGTATCTGACAGGCCCGGCACTTGACGAGGACGCTGCGGATCGCGAATTGACGTTGACCTGTACCGAGTGGGTGGAGGCGACCAATGCCTAGACCCGGTGGACGTGGTATTCCGATTAACGTTCGTAATCGTCGTGGGACGATTGGTTACGCTAATCCTAGACGTGGTTTTTCAGGTACAGCACCTGTTTCTGGAAAAGACGCATTTGGTGGCAAGATTATCGAGGGCGCAAACGCGCTCGAAGCCACACTAAGCGGAATGCGTGACAGTGTCCGCAGGAGGATTATGCGTAGCTCTGTGAACAGAGCGCTAACAATCATTGCACGCGAGATTCGCAAGTCGGTCCCGAAAGCAACGACGCCCGGTCACGACATGAAGCGGGTAAAAAAGTCTATAGGGAAGCGAGATTACAGGTCAAAGCGTGACGAGTACGCAGGCAAGACGGGTCTGCGAGTTGGGAACAGAATACTGGATAAAGAACTAGGAATAACGAGCAGTAGTGTCGCACCGCACGCACACTGGGTTCCGCTGGGAACTAACGAGCGTCGAACCAAGAAGGGCGCGAGACGCGGGAAGGTGACACCGAGGCCGTTTGTGCGCTCTGCGGCAAGTCGTGCTGAGCCAATGGCACTGGAAGAAATGCGGCAGCGATTCAAGAAACAATTTGACAAAGAGGTTGAGAAGGAACGGCGTAAGAACAGGAGAAAGGGGTGACAGTCGGAATTGAAGTGGCTGTTGTGGATAAGCTCGAATCAATCGCGGCTGTGACGAATATCACAGACCGCATTCGAGTTGACCACCTGATTCCTTCAGACGCCTATCCAGCGATAGTCGTGACTATGACTTCGGAAGAACCTGTTGAGGGTTTGGAAGGTCTCACGGCGGATGTTTACACGACCATTGAGGTACAGTGCATTGCGGAGAGTAAGACAACGGCTCGTGACTTGGAGTGGGCGACGAGATACGGCGTAACAACGCAGACGGGAACGGCGGCGGGTCTCGCGGATTTTGCGGGAACTGTCGGAAGTCTGACAATCAGAGAGACAGAGTGGCAGGGGACATCGGCCAACCTTGATGAACCGGATGACGGGAAAGCGTCACCGCTATACATTATGACTGGCACTTATCGAATCAATAACGAAAACCCTGGCTAAGGAGTGAAGAATGACTGTCAAAAAGTCAAAAGGCTCGAAGATACAAATCACAATTGGAACAACCCTGACCGATGTGGCACAGGTAACGGACTTCTCATTCTCGGGTTCTGAGGTGGGAACGATTGAGTCCAGCGACCTCGCGCAGGCTGGTGCGGGACGCACCTACATTGTCAACGGATTCAGTGAGGGGGGCTCGGTATCGGGAACTTGCTTCTTTGATCCCACCAACGCCTCACAGCAAGCTCTCACGGACGCTATCACGACGCCAGTGAACGACACTGCGTTCAATGCTATCTGGGAATCGACTGCCACGACTTCAGACTGGGCATTCGTGGGAATTGTGACGAACTTTGACCCGTCTGCAAATCTGAACGACGCACTTACTGCTGACTTCGGAATCAAAATTGACGGGCTGCCAACATACCAGAGCTAAGGAATGAGACATGAAGGCGAGACTGATTAAACCAGCTAAAGCCATCAACCCGGAATTCTCAGTCGAAGACCGGGAGGAAGCGAAACAGGCTGGTAAAGAATACGACGTGCCGAAAATTATTACACGGAATCCGGGTCACATTCAAGACCATCCGGATTCGTGGAAAAACTGTATTCGCGGTTATATGAACTCAGAGCCGATAGCCGTACCAGAGGACGAGGAGTGTCGCGAGAAGGTGCGGGAGTGGCTGAAGAAGCGACCGGCTCAAATCAAGCAGTTGGCTAATCAATTGAAGTTCAGCAAGCCGGCGGGGCGTGCTGCCAGGGAACACCATAAGGCGATGCGCGAAGCGTACGAAGTTGAATTGAACGAACTTGACCCAGACTCATTTCCATTAGGGGGAGACGATGCTGAACTTTCAGAGAAGGACGATAACGATTGAGGTAGACGGACAGGATGTCCGTCTTAAGGAACTCTCAGAGCGTGAGGCACAAGCC